TGCGGAAGCCGTCCGCGTTGTTCTTTACCTCTTGCGCGTCGAGCGGGTTGCGGCCCGCTGCGTCGAGCGTTCCGATATACGGCGCGACGAAGGCGTACCGGTCGGCGATAGCCGGCGTGCGGCCGGATACTTGCGCAATATCGTCGGGGCCGCCCTCCATTTCGACCGACCAGTGCAGAAGCACCGTCGCGTTCCGTCGCAAGTCGAGCTCGAAGGAGGTGTTCGGAAGCCGCGACCATTCGCCAAGCGAAGAGTTGCGGCCCGCGCCGTTCAGGTACGAGGTGACGAACTGCAGGTTGACGAGCGCACCCGACCATTGCCCGCCCTGGTACCCGGTGACGCCGTGTTGCAGACCGGTAAGGGCGTCGAAGCTCGGCGGCTGCACATGCCGAGTGTCGACCCACTTCGAAGCGAGAAGGTCGGCTTGCACGACATTGTTGTGCAAGTACACGCGCAAGGCGTCGACATTGCCTTGCACTTCGGCCGCGAGCAAGGTCGTACCGTCTGCGAAGGTGTTTGGCTTCGTGTATGCCATTATCCGAGCCTATTGACGAACGAGACGAGACGGCCGCCCGTGTACTGCAGGGAGACACCGCCCGCGACTGCGGTGTCGTTGACAAGGGCGTTTGCGGCACCGGCCGAAGCTCGGCGCGGGTGCATGACGCCCCGAAGCACCACTCGCAGCCCGTAGATAGTGACAGCCGAGCCCGTGTAGTGCCAAGAGCCCGACACCGCCCGCCACCCTGCGGCGTTCGTCTCTTCGGTCGTACCGGCCGATGCGTCGCCGTTGTTCAGGTTGCGAAGCCAGTAAGACCACAAAGGGATGACCGTCGTTGCGCCGCAGTCTGCGAGCTCGGCACCGTAGTACGCCCCGATAGTGTCTTCGAAGTCGGATTGCCCTGGCACTTCAGTCCAGTTTGTGAGGGTGCCGTCGGTCACATCCCATTGCAGCCACGCAACGAAGCACCCGGCCGAAGTCGATACATGCAGGTGACCGCCCGCGCCCGTGCCGGTCACTTCGTTGTACTGCATGCCGCCGTTCCACGGGGTACCGGTCAAGTCGGCCGCAACCGAAAGCGACCAGTAGACGCGAAAGACTTCGTTGATAGAGACAGACAGACCGCCCGCATAGGTCGCGAAGGTCGGGTTCGCGGCCCCGTCCTGCAGTACATGCGGTGCAACGGGCGGCGTAAGGCCGTTTGCCGAGACCGGTACGGGTGCGGTGTGCAAGAGGTCGGACTTGCCGAGCGTGTCGACCTGGACGAAGGGGGCGTCGAACTTCGTCTTCGCGAGCTGCGGAAGGTCGACGGCACTGTCGCGAAGGTTGAAGGTATCCAACGCCCCGGACTGCGAGAAGTCGTCGAAACGGTCATTCAGACTTGCGGCCGTCGTGTTGTCGCCGTCGACAATGCGTGCACGGTTGATTCGAGACATTACCGCCACCTGCCGATTGCGAGGTACCGCATTGAATACACATGAGCTTGGCACAACGGGTCGTTCGTGCTGTGCTCTTCGACAATGTCGTCGTAAGTCGTGTCGGTCAATCGGACTTGCGCCAACACGGGCAAGTCGCCTTGCTCGAAGAGACCGGAGCCGAAGACGCGAAAGGCTTCATGCTGCGTCGGGCCGAGACATTCGACGAGCACGCGGCCCGCGACCAGGAGCCGAAGACGCACATACCGGGGCACGCACTCGCGGTTCGCGAGCAACACTTGCGTCGAGACCGGGTAGACATAGGCGTTACCGGACCACTCGAAGAAGAGGTTGCCGCCCTTGAAGCCGTCGAGCGTTGCCGTCGCGACCGTGGTCCATCCGGTGTTGTAGAGCTGATAGGTAAACGCCTTCCAGTTGTTCAGGGGCGTACCGTCGTCCACTACGGCCGTTTGCTCGCCCGTCGTAGTCCACGGGCTGGCTTCGTACACGCGGTGCAAGGCGTGTTGTTTTAGGCGGCTTGCGTCGATGCAGGCGGCCGGCAACTGCGACCGGTCAAGCGTCGCAATCGACCCTTGCGAGCTCGTCATTTCCGCTTGCACCGATGCAGGCGATACGGTGCCGCCCGTGCGCACTTCGCGTTGTGTCCAGTGCTTCATGCTCGCTTGCCCATGATGGTACGGGTTGCGCCGATAGTGTACTCGACTTCGTGCCCGACAATCACAAGGTCGTCGGTCGTCTCGACTTCGAACGCGAACCAGGCACACGACTGTTCCGCGATGGAGACCCGAAGCGGCACGAGACGCTCTTGCCGGTACTGCGTCGAAGTGCCGAGCGTCGCGTTGTTGAACACGGGCAAGTCGGCGGCGTCGGGCGGTTGTGCGAGGTACGACCGTTCGGTGACGGCCGAAAGCGAGAAGTCTTTCAGGTGTCGAACCGTTACCGTCGGTTGCCCGGTCGTAAGGCACCAAAGGGTCACATACTGGACTTTCTTTTGTGCGGTCGCGTCGCCGAAATCGTTCCACGTGGAACGGTACAAGCTCGTCGGCGGTGCGTTGTAGCTGAAGACTTGCTCGTCGACGGTGCCGCCCATCGCACGACGGCCCGTAATCAGGAAGACGCCCGCCTCGGAACCGGCACCGGCTTCTACCCCGGTGTTGTGCCCGAAGACGAGCGTACCGTCGTACATGGTGGACAAGGCACCTACGGGGAACCCGGTGCGGGTCGACCAGGGCGACAAGCTCGTTTCGAGCAAGTCGATATGCAACACGAAGCCGAGCGACGGCCGGTCTTGCCCGTCGGCGGGTGCATACACATGGTATTCGCGGGTCTTCGGCGAGAACGCGCCTACGGCCTTCGCGTGTAGGTCAGGCGTCAACCGGTCGACGAGCTCGCGTTGCGCCGTCGTGAGTTTCAACACATCGAAGGTACTACCGCCCTGCAGACCGCCGATAACTGCGTACAAGCCGTCGAGCGCGAGAAAGACAAGGCCGAGACCAGGTACGGCCGCGACACTGTGCGGCGCGCGGCAAGTTACCCCGGTCGCAATCGTCGACGACTGGAAGCCCGTAGCGGCGTCGCCCGTAATCACATCGACGGCGTTTTCGCGGAAGACGACGAGACAGGCATAGTGCGGAAAAATCGCGGTAACGCCGCCCGCCGTTTGCCCGCCGAGACGCAGGTACCCGTCGGCCGCGAACTCTTCGATACGGCCCGGTCGCGAGTAGTACACGGTATCGGCGTCTTCGATACCGCCGTCGAGCCAAAGTACCCCGGCCCAGAAAGCCGAGAACCGGGCACGCGGTGCCGGTAGTCCGACGGTCGGAACGGTCGGGGCCGGTACTGCGAGCTCGCTTGTAAGTGCGGCGTCGAAGTACAGCTCGTCGACATTGTTGTAAATCCGGCCGACTTCAAAAAGCTCGTTGTTGGCCTGGTATACATAGTCGTCGGAGTAGTTGCGGGTCCGGTACAACACGCGACCGACGGTGCCTTCGGGGCCGGTCGGTATCGACAACGCAATCGCAGCTCGAAAGCCCTTCGCGTCGGGCGGCATAGTCCACGACAACGACGAAGGGGCCGACAAGGGCGATTCGCTACCGGTGTCGGTAATGAAGGAGACCGACCAGTCGAAGACCGCTTGCCGGTCGTTGTCGGCTTCGCCCTTCGGAAAGCCGAGACCCCATAGGCCTGCAGTCTCGCCCGGCACCGTCGACGAGAAGGGACACCACAACGAAGTACGACCGCCCGAAGCCGTCGTCTGCGATTCGGTGCCGGGGTCCATCGGTTCGTTGCGCCGAGCTTCAACCGGGGTCGGGGCCGACGCGAAGCCGAGTGCCCGCACGCAACGGCCCGCCGTGCTTGCGACTTCGACGGCATCGCCAAGAGGCCACGGGCGCACGACAATCGGCCGGTCGACGCCGTTGGTTACAATGACCCGGTCGCCTACATCGGTATACCAGGAGCCCGCTTCGGTCGCGGTCGGTATGTGCCGCCCCGACTGGAAGGTGAGAAGCTGCGTAACGCCGGCCACATCGTACACGGCCTGCAGCTTGCCGTCGGACTCGAAGAAGACGAGCTGCCGACCGCCTTGCGCCAAGTGCTGCGAAACATGCAACGAGTATACGGGGCCGGTATTCTGGAACGGCCCGAAGCCCGCTGCGGTGTCCGGGTTGAACTTTTCGTAGCCGATGCGCGAAGACCAGCCGCCCGAAGTCGCGTCGATAGTCCAGTTTTCGAGAACTTGCGCGTTCTGCGGATTGCCCGGCAAGCGTGTCTCGACGCCGCCCGTTGTCGGTGTTTGCTGAATGGTACCGCGCACGGGCTATCCTACGGCGTGAAGGTCAAGGGGCCGAACGGGTTCGGATAGAAGCGGGCGTTCGTGTACGCTTCGCCCTTGATGATTCGGCGCGGCGTGCCTTTCAGGTAGCGAGCTTCCATCGCCTGAAAAAGTACCATCTTCTTCCGCGCGTACACTTGCGATAGCGCGACATTGTCGTGCTTCAGGCAAAGCTGTTCGAGTGCCGCGTATGCAATCACTTGCGCGTATGCCTGCGGTACGAGCGGCGTATCGTGGTCTTCCTGCATGGCCTGCGGTGCCATCAACCGACGAAGCCGCATGCGCGTGTTGGCCGACGGATGCGGATACAGCTCGAAAGACCGGTACACGCCGCCCGTCGTGCGGTACCGCACCGAAGACTCGGCGAAGTTTTGGCTTTGCAACACCGACAAGCGCGTGTCGGGCGACAAGGTCACACCGCCCGAAGGTGAGACGGTGTCGGTATCGTTGACCAGGTCGCGAAGCCGTACCGGTGCGTCGATGCCGAGCTCGGTACAGGTGAAGTAATACCGCCGATACAAGCCGGTGCGGTCGAGAAGGGTTTCGGGTGTAAGCGCGAGCTCTTCGTTGTCCTGCAGCGTGATGGAAAACGCCGGAGACAAGGCCGATTCGAAGCCGCCCGAAAACTGCGCGGGGTATTCGACCGGCCCGGCCGTTCCGGGGCACCGCACATTGACGAGGTACACTTGCAGCGTACGAACGCCCCGACCGGCACCGGGCGTCGCAACCGTTACTCCGGTAACGGCACGCGGTGCCGGTACCCGACGCGAACGCGAAGGCATGAAGGCCGTTGGCGTGCCGAGCTCGTCGGGGTCGAGTTGCACGTCGTCGCGTTGCCACTTCGACAACTGGACTTGCGTGCGGGGCAAGCTGTCCGACATGTCGAGCACGCCTTCAACGGTCATTGTGTCGGACGGCATATAGATTTGCCGCTGTTTTACGGTCGCTTGCCCGGTCGAAGTCGGCCCGACATACTGCGAGGTCAGGTGCATCGTTGTCGAGTTTTCGACCCACGCGACTTCGTAGTCGAGACCGCCGAGACGGATTGTACCGCCGTCGAAGGTAGAACCAGGTCGCACGGCCGAAGCCGAGACCGGAAAGCCGGTACCGGTGAGAGTGCTCGAACCGTTCGTTGCCGTCACTGTCACGACGGCGTCGGTACGCACTTCGAGGTCGTCTTCGACGACACTGAAAGACCACGGCCTATCCGTAAGGATACGGGTCTGCGCGTCGTTCAGAAGGTCGGTTATCTGGTTTTCATAGGTGACGTTCGTCGGGTCGTAATCGAGAAGATTACCCATGAACGCGCGCAAGTCGGCAAGGTTCATACGTCACCCGTAGCCCGTAGAAAGTCGGGCGGCCGGCCGGGCAAGGAACCGACCGCCCGTGAAGCCGGAAGGCCTCAGTATTGCTTGATAACCATGCAGGCGGCGAAGTTTGCGGTATCGGCTTCGAGCGCGATTCCGCAGACATTCCCGGTCGTGGTGCCGGGCACTTCGATAGCGGCTTCGCCTGCGGTGCCGATAGGACCGACAAGGGCGTCACCTGCGACGGTTGCGGCTGCGACGCTTGCAGAAGCGACATAGCCGGCAACAACCACATCGACGCGCTCGTCGGCGGCTGCGGCTGCAAGGGCTACGCCCATTGCTGCAGCGTTGCCCTTCGTTGCGACGCCTGCGGCTTCCACCACATACAGGCAACGGTCGGCACCGGTCTTCGAGTTGTCGAGCGCAACCCAATCGCCTGCGGCAATCGCACCGCCTGCAAGGAAGGTTTCGACCTGACGACGGTTGGAAGTGTCGCCGCCTTCACCGCTCGAAAGGAACTGGACGAGAGTAGAGGTTGCCATTGTATCAGCTCTCCGCTTTCAGAAGGACGCCGTGGGAGGCGAGGTGACCGGTAACGAGCTGAATCCGGCTGATGACCTGTGCCGCCTTCGTGGCGGTACCGGGCACCGGAAGCATATCGGAAACGGTGAAGAAGGCGTCGGTGTCTGCGTACAGCTGGAACTGCGACGAAGACAGCGCGAAGGCCGAAACGGCGTCGCCTGCGGCGTTGTTGTAGCCGAGCGTCGGTTCGACGTAGATCTTCGCGCCGCGCCACATTGCGACCATATCGCCGTCCAGACCGTCGCGGTCCGAGCTGGAGACATACCGCACGCTGCTTTGCTGCAGTGCTTGGAAGGCGGCAAAGCACTTCGGCGACATGAAGAGCAGGTCGGGGAAGGTGCCGGCCGGGTTGTAGATTTGGCAGTTGATGAAGAGCTCGTCGAGGTCTTCGAGGCTCAGGGTACCGCCTGCGTCCTGAATCTGGTTGAACCAGTTTTCGGCGCGATAGGTGGTCTTCGCGAGACCGC